TTGTTTAAACTAACACCGTTTATGTTAAGTTCTTTTTCTGTTATAGTAAGTAATCTAGTAAATTTGTTTTTACTATTATTTTTTATATATCCTAGATTTATAAGTTTATTTACAGATGCTGAAATTCTGTTTTTATGTCTGCCAAAAAGCTCTGCCATTGAATCATTAGACTCAAAGCATTCCATATTTTTATCACTAAAAAATTTAACCCTGTTGTATACCCATATATCAAGATTATATAATTTATCTGTTGTAGTTGATTTCTTTTGATTCATTTTTCTCACTCTTTCCTTGTTTTTCACTAGTTACTAAATCTTCTTTTAGAAAATGCATCTGTCTTTTAATTTCAGACTGTGCAAGCTCATGCAGATTAAACACAGAAAGTCTATCAAGTAGCTTTGCAATGTGTCTATTAGTTAATTTTGTTTGATTATCTTGTTTCATAATTCTCACTTTCTCCTTATTTTTTATAAGATACTTACTATTATACACACTTTTATATACTTGTCAATAGTAAAATATAAAAAAGCAACCTAAGTCTGGAATAAGGTCGCTTTACACATTTACAGTTATATATTAAAACATATCTTTTAGTTTGTCAAGCCAATTTGATGTTTTTGTTTTTAAAATATTAACTTTTTTAATATTCTTCATATCTGACATAAACATAACATCTTCAAAGCTATACTTGTCAACATCAATAGAGTATTTAATAAATCTATCTCCTGACATAGTTTTTAATGTTCTTCTGTTAAATTCAATATTATGACCAGACGGCAATTTAACCTTTTCTAGCTCGTGAATTTGCCTAGGTAGATAATCATAAAAGAATAACTCTCTTTCATCATTAAAAGTATAAGTTAAGCCGTTTCTAAAGTCCCAAGCAGTTAGTTCTTTTGGGTGCTGTAGAAATGTAATCATTGTTTTTTGCATTACTGTTAGTTTCATTTTATATCTCCTATTTATAGTCATATAGTATAGTGCAAAGTGTTTCAATCTCTCCAATAGTAAATTGCACTACTTTATCGTTTATTTCTATGTCAACCGTATCACTATGTTTATAAGCTTTAATTGACAACTCTCCTATAGTAATCTGTTTATGATTGCTACAGTCTACTACTACTGGTTCGTGTCTAGCTAAAAGCGTTTCAATTCTTTCAGCTATAGACTCCCCTAGTAATTCCTTTTCTTCTAACTGGTTAAACTCTTGCATTATTTAAAAGCCTTGTTTATAGTTTCTTTTTGCTCATCAGATAATAATAGTTTACCTAGCATAGTAGAAATAACATCATCAGCTGTCTTATTATTATCTTTACCCCATTTAATAAAGTCGTCTACTTTTTCATTAGTAGCCTTAGCTCCAATATTAGACTTAGGTTTACTTTTTTTAGGCTGCTCTCTATTATCCATAGTATCAGCATCTTTTGTATCATCAATACATAATAAACCATTTAAAGCATACTTACGAGCATAAGAACTTGCTGTACCTGTAATTTGTGAGTCATCTTGACCTTTTTTGGTTAAAGACTCCCTAGCCAGAGCTGTTGTTGATATTTGATTATTACCATCTGAAAGTGTAGCTGTAGCCTTGATATATACTCTATCTGCTAAAGATTCAAGAGAGTCAGAAATAGTTAAAAACAACCCTTCTTCTTTTAATAGTGGTTTAGCAGCCTCTAAAATATCCTCACAGCTCCTATAATTGTAGTTACCAAAATTATTTCTCTGACCCTTAGGGGCTTTAAGCTTACTTTGAACATTTATAAGTTTTTTTGTTATATTTTCCATAGTTTATTTCTTTCATTTTTTGCATCTTCTATTGAGTAAAATCTAAAAGTTTTACATTTAAATTTAAAACAATATTTTTTTTAAGACCTTTTGTTTTATCTATATATATACCTTTTTCATTTGTATCTTTATTTATTTTTCCATGATTTCTAGTGTTTTCAAATCTACAAGTGTCCCTTAGGTTTTCAAATCTATTATCATCCCTAATTCTGTTTATATGGTCTATCTCATTATTGGGAAAATCTCCTGTTACAACAAGCCACACAACTCTATGATATTTAAACTGTTTACCTTTTATTTTTAAAATAATATACCCGTCTTTGTCCTTAGACCCTAAACTATTTTTTCTATCACTCCTCACAAGAGAGCCATTAATATATTTAAAATTATTTAATATGTAATTTTTATAATCAAAATTTTTCATTATTTATCCTCCTTGTTTACATTATATAATAGGTATGATAAAAGGTCAATAGGTATTTATATTTATTTTAAATTTGATTGTACATCTTGTAACTTCATCTTACATCTCCTCGTATATTTTTAATAGTTTTGCAAATTGTGTTTGCTTTTTCTTACTCATACCTCTTTGACCAGTTCTAACGTAATAAAACATTACATGGTCTTTATAACCTAGCGTTTTATATACATCTACAGGTTTAATTTTACCTGCTTGTTCTAGTTTAAAGTATCTGTTTAGTAGTTCTTTCATATTTTACCTTTCTATTTTATAATGAATATCAATTAACTGCTCTTGTACTGTAATAATTTCTTCATCTATCTTTTCAATCTTATATATTAAGAATGCACAAGCTAATAAGCCTATAAATTTAATACTGAATATATTACCACCGATTTTTAACATTGTTAGCTTAGTCATTTTGTTCTCCCTCTTCAAATATTACTATATCACCCCTTGCAATTTTAATAATATCATATTCATTAGTTTCCCCTGTGCTTATATTAGTTCCATCTTTGTAATAAAAATAACTAGAATAACCAGTAAAGCCATTTTCAACAACTGACACAACTCTATGATTGTAACCTTTTCTGAAAGTTACTAAGTCATTTCTTGATAATTTAGGTAATTTTTGCATTTTTTAATCTCCTTTATTAAGTTATGTATTAACTATAACAGTTATAAATAAGAGTGTCAATAGTCAATATTAATATTTTTATATTTATTTTAAAAAGTCTATATTTTACAACACTTTAGTTAAATAATTAAAAAAAGTCAGTCAATATACTTGCATTATTAACTATAAGATGCTAAGATATACATATAACTTAAAAGGAGATAGTAAAATGAAAGTATTTAACAAAGATTATCCACTAAGCATATACAAGCATAAAACATTTAGTAGATGGGTAATTGTGTTTGAGAACCAAAAGCAAGATGATATGTACTTTTGTTTTGAGTTTGAGGGTATAACAGACTACAAGCCTAAACATATACATCAAGGAGCTTTAAATAAAAGATACACTAAGCGTACATTTACTAATGTAAGGCACGATGTAAAAAGAAGACTGGCTTTTATATTACTACAAATGGGATATAATGAGCCACTAGACAACTTAAATAGGAGATAGAATAATGAATATAATTGAAAAAATGCAAAAAGATTTTAGAGATAATGTTAAAAATGCAGAAGAAAAAAGAGTTTATGAAATTCTAACACAGCTTGTTATAAGTGGAGATTTGATAAAATATACTAGCAATGCACCGATAACTGCAAAGGAAGATAATGGAATATTTGCGATGACACATAATTTCGATTTTACTTATATCCCATATCAAGGTAAAAGAGATATGGAGAATAAACTCGATAGAACTTGTGAGTTGTTAGCTTATATATGCGATAAATATAAAATTAATCATAGTGTAGAACGAGAAGAGATGGAGCAAGGCAATGACTAATATAGAGCAAATGAAAAAAGACTGTGAGGCTCATTGTAAGGAGTATGGGTATGCTGGCAGATTAGAATCTTATCATAGAAATTACTGTCTTTTAGTGGCTTTCGGTAATAAATATGAAAAACTAAGTAGTGAATTTAATTTATGGTTTAAAGAAGATAGTTTTGATATATCTATAGAAAATAAGGGTATAGACCATATTAGTTTAGATTTAGATGAGCCAAAGGAAACATATAAACTATTCACAGACTTCTACGAAAAACTAATGAAATGCGAAAGCGATTATATTTAAAGATTTAAAAACTATTGATTTTGTACAAGAGCATGATAACCCTAATATAAATGAATTTAAACATATCTACAAAGATTATACTATTAGAATTTACGGAGTTGATAAAATAGAAAGTGTTAGCTTTAATGGTGGTTATATCGACAGTCACGATTTAGAGCGTTTAACAAGATTAATTAACAAACAAATGGAGCAAGAAGATGAATAAACAAACAGCACAAGATTGGTTAAAAAAGGAACTTAAAGTACAAGGTTATTATGGTATAGGGTTATATTTAAAAATAGTTGGTAGTAACGGATATTTTAACATTAATAATATGTCAGCTAGTAGTGGTATGAAGTATGATATAACCCAAATTCAAGAAGAATACAAAAGAAGATTGGATAAAGACAATGACTAGACAAGAATGGTTAAAGCAAGAGTTATCTTATTTTAGATTTGATTTATTAGATACTAAAGATAATATTATAACTATTAGACAATTTGGCATTACTAGTGAAGAAATTGAATTTAATATGAACAGATTAACTATGACGGCTAACGGTGGGTTCTTTGATTTAGATATAGATGTATTTGAAAAAATAATTGAGCTTATAAAAAAATACAAAAACATGGAGGAATAGAGATGAGTAAAATAGATGATAAGAATGAAATATATTTTGAAAAGTGTAAGGGTAAAGTTGTACAATCAATAGATGGTTATAGTGGTGAATTAAATATTATATTTACTGATAATAGTAGATTAAATATAGAAATTGATAGTGAGTGGGACTGGGATAATCACGAAAGTCATTTCTTAGATGTAGTTTTAAGAGAAACAAACCTAATCAAACAAGCACAGGAGAAATAGAGATGAGTGAGATAACAGATATTGATGCAATAAAATATAAATGGTATTATCATTGCCAAAAACACGGGTATACGCCTATATTTCAAAGGGCTAATATGCAGTTATGCATAAAGACTTTAGAAGCTGATGGTGTAGATTATATTACAATAGAGTTTGAGTTTGTAAATTTAGAAACAAGCTATGCTATTAAAATTTTAAGTTCAGCAATAAAAAGTGAAAATGCTTTATTTAAAAATTTTTACAGCGACTTAATAAAACAAGCAGAGGAGAGTAGAAATGAGTAAGATAGAATGTTTATCTTGTGGTGGGCTAGGTGTTTGGTTAGATGAGTATAATATCCCTTCTCGTGAATGCCCACATTGCACAAATGGTGGTATGTCTAACAAACAATATGCTTTATATAAAAAATTATTAAAAAAACAAAAGAAATCTAAAAAAGAGATGGATAGAAAATATCCTATACCATTCTAAAAGGAGATGAAAAAACAATGCTAGAACTAATAACACAAGCCCCACAATGGCTACAAATTGTATTACTAGTATGTGCTTTAATAGGTGCAGTAGTTATTTATAGATTTAAATATATAGTAAGCTTAATTGCAATTGGTGCAGTTGGTGTATATATGAGTTTAAATAAAGGTAAAAAGTAATGGGAACTAATTATTATTATAAAGAAGATATAAACACTTGTAAGTGCTGTGGTAGACCAGAAGAAATAAAAGAAATACATATAGGAAAATCAAGTTGTGGTTGGAATTTTCTATTTGATTGTTATTTAAAAACATATAAAGAGTGGGTTGAATTTGTAAAAAAACACGACGGGCATTTATACGATGAATATGGTGAAAATATACCAGCTAGTGAATTTATAAATACTATATTTCAGATAAAAGGTAAAAGGTATACTGAATATGCTATAAGTGATGGTAATTATGATATATCAACAAACAGTAATTTTAGTTAAAAGAAAGGTAAAAAGTGATGAATAAGTATAAAAGAGTTTTTTCAATGTTTCATTTAACTAGACCTGTATTCTTGATAGATGTACAATTTTCAGATAGTGAGTTTAATTTTTCAACTAATTTAGAGTTGGCAAAAGATGTAGATAAAACAACAGAAGAAGAAAAGCAATATATTTTATCAAAAGGCTATGATATATTGAATGTAAGATTATAAGATTAGCAAAATAAATACAAATATGCTATAATATGGGAGTAAAGATATGAAAGAATTTAAAGTAGGCGATTTTATTAAATTTAAAGATAAAGCAGTTGGTATAGTTAGTCATATTAATAAAAAAGAAATTCAATTAGTAGACTACTATAATAAGAATGGTAAAAGATGTAATACTATTGCTATTAGAAAAAACGACAAGTCTTTAATTAAAATAGTTGTTACACAAAAACAAGTATTAGCTATGTATTCAGAAATGCAATCAAAAGCTAACTTTAATAGTAAGATGAAGTGGTTAGAACACTTAACAGGTGTTGATATTAGGTATAAACTATGGAATACAGTTATTATCGGTAAGTTTATTAAAAGATTATTAAAAGGATAAAGGAGTAGGTAGGATATGACAGGTAAAAGCAAAGTAACATTAACGCCAATGCAAAATAAATTTTGTGAAAATGTTGCATATCATGATATGACTTATAGTGATGCTTATAGGAATAGTTACAATACAGAAAACTATAAACCAGAGAGTGTTAATAGAAAAGCTAGTGAGCTAATGAGTAATGTCAACATATTGGCTAGAATAGATGAAATGAAAGCTGAAAAGAGAAAAGCACTACTAGAGGCTAGTGTTTACGACTATAAAGCTCATATGAAAGAGTTAGAAGATGTAAAGAAAAGAGCTATTGATATGTTAGAGAATAGCCCAACATCTATTAGCACAGCTTTAAAGGCAACAGAGTTAAAAGGTAAGGTATCAGAGTTATATAACTTTACTGAAAAGAAAGAGATAACAGGTGGCTTGGTAAACGCTAATGTAGAGCTAACCAAAGAAGATAAAGAAGAATTTAGCGATATTATATTAAGGGGTATCAATGGAAAATAAAATAAACATAGTTATTACAGATAATAACGGTAATAAAGAAACTCTATCAGGCATTGAAGTAAGAAAGACTAAAACAGAAAACACTACTTCAAAGAATACAACTGTAACAACTGAAAGGCACTTCATGCTAGATGATGGTTCAGGTTATAAAATGGTAATGAGTAAAACAACAGTATCAAAGGATTAAAAACATGAAGCTAGAAGATTTAAAAACAAAGCTAAAAGACAATAAGCACGAGCTAAGCAAGCTACAAGATATGCTAAAGACTGAAACACATTGTTATGAAAAGCTAGCACTAGAGCAGAATATAGCAACAGTAGAGAGAAACATAACAGTTTTAGACAGTATGATAGCAACAGTTACTAAAAGTGGTTATATCAAGCTAAGTGACGGCTCTAAGATAAAAGTTAAGTAATATATAAAGGATTGATTAATGAATTACGCGATGGGAATGATGCTTGGAAGTAGTATGAATAACAATTGCTGTGCAACAGCTGTATATTATGAACCATCTTTAATATCTAAAGTTTTTATGAGCTTAATTATATTTGGATGTGTTATTTCTTTATTAAGTGTCATGATTATGGTATATTTTATGATTACAGAAAAAGATGATAACATATCTATTAAATCTTTAATGTCAGGCATGGTTATTATGGTTTTAAGCTCGGTTATGTATGGTTTTTATGGGTTAATTAGTTTATTTATTTAATAAAGAAAGTTTTATAAATGTTTAATGAGTATACAATACCTCTTATGTTAATAGTATTTGGATTAGGCATGTTATGGAAATCACTTTAAAGGTATTTAATATATGTTATCATATTGACAAAGTTGTAAGCTTATATTATAATAGTATCTAGGCTTAGGTAAGCACCCAGTGGTTCAACTCCACCTATGTAGCGATGAATGCATAGTCAGAGGTTTCGGGGAGGGTTCAATTCCCTATACTTATAAGTAAAAATGTATATACAAAAGAATGTTCGCTTATAAGTAAATTTAGACACTTACGACGGTAGGTGTCTTTTTTATTATGTTTTTGTACTGTAAGAAGTTAACTAACTAACTGATAAATATATAATGTTAAATATTAGTTTATTTTAGTGTTGAATTGTGCTATTAACTATAATATAATAAGGTATAACTTAATAAAAGGAGAATATAAATGGGTAAAAAATTAACAAGTGTAGATATATGCCTAGAAACTCTTTTAAAAGATGTTAAATATAACAATGGGTTTTATATTAATAATAAATACATAGAAGTAAAAGATAATCTTCCAGATGGGGAGTATTTAACAATAGACAGGTTAGAATTTGATGAATTTATAGATATTGGTGATTGTGCTAGCTATAATGGGATAGCATGGACTGTTTGGGATATTTGTGAAGATTTAATAACTTTGTATAGAAAATTTAAACAGGTAAGGGGATAAAAGATGAAAGATAGGTTTAAATTTAGAGTTTGGGATAGGGGAAAAACACAATACTCAATATGTAATTATGTTATAGATGACGAGGGTCTTTTATGGCAAGTAGAGTCAGCTTATCGGGATGAACTTTGGAAGTCTGAATGTAAGGATTACATTATAGAGCAGTGTGTAGGTTTAAAAGATATTAAAGGTAAGCCTATTTATGATGGAGATATAGTGGAATATGAAGATGTTTATTATACTGTAGAGTGGCATCATAGAGGGGGATATAATGGTTATGAGGCGACAAATAAATATCACGGTTCTGTTTTATGGACTGAAATGCTATCATCAACAATGATTATAGGTAATATTCACGAAAATCCAGAATTATTAAAATAACCACTTGACAAGCACTTAAAAATGTATTATATTGTTAGTATGAATATAAAGACATTGAAGTAGGGAGCTTTGTTAGTTGTATTTATAAGAATAGCTATTGACGCTCCTTACATTAATTTGTCGGGAGCTATTTTTTGTCTATATTCTAAGTTTAATTGTATAGTTTACTTTGTGAGGAGCAGTAAAACTAAGCAACCAGTTTGTGAGTTAGTATCTGGCATAAATAAAAACTAATGTATCTACTATTAATTCAAGACGCCGTAGTGTTGGTTGTTTTGGGTGTAAGCAACTGTAAACAGAATAAATTAGACAAGTTTCTTAGGTATGGCTAGCCTACTCATTGAGCAAATAGTTTCTGATAAATAGATTTTACTAAGCACCCGTTATATATAAAAACAAATTAATCTTTCTTCTTTGTGTTTTATCATCTACTGTATTATGGCTCTTGTCTTATACGGTGTCTTGCTTATTCTAAAGTATAGTGTTATAATAAACTATTAATAAATAATAGGTAGGTTATATGGAAAATAAAGCAGTAAAATTCGGACACTTTATCAAATCTATGCCGTTCGAGGTATGGATGCGTTACTTCTTTAAGATAGTAGAGGGCGTTGATTTTATTAGAGAGCCTTACCATGATAATATATTTGAAACATTTCAGCATATATACGAGCAGAACGATGAGTATAGGTATACTAATTTAAATTTAGCTCCTCGTGCAGGTAAAACGCTAGACTCTTACTATTTTATAGCTTATTGCATAGTAAACAACCCTAAGTGTGAATTTATATACACATCATTCTCTGTTGCAGTTTTAAGAGATGTAAACATAGGGTTAATGAAAATATTTGATAATCCTTTATTTAAAGAAATGTATCAATTAGATAGTTATTCAAAAGACATTGATGCTAATATCCCTAGTGATTGGCTTGAAGTATATCAAAGGCATTCAGAAGAGTATAAAAAAGATAAAAAGATTGCAAGTGCTAAGCTAATAACTATTGCAGATAGTAAAATACACTTACAGCCCGTAGGTTCAACAATTACAGGTCTAGGTTTTGGTGTGCGTAATTCTGAAAAGTTTTCAGGCATGCTTTTAATGGATGATATACAAAAAATTCAAGATATTAAAAACTCCGAACTATTAAGACAAAAAACTAATGATTATTTCTCTAGTGTTTTAGCTTCAAGAGCTAACAACCCTAAAGCACCTATGTTAAATGTACAGCAAAGAATATGTTTAGGGGACATGACAAGTCATTTAGAAGATGAGTACGACTTTAAAACTGTAAAAGCACCTTTATTTATTGATGGGGTTTGTCAGCTACCTAGTCAGTACGATGAAAAGCGTATAAAGCTAATTCAAAGGTCAGAGTTTGACTTTCAAGCACAGTATCAACAAGAGCCTATTGTAAGTGGTGGTAATGAATTTAAAGAAGAGTGGTTTGATTGGTCTTGGGATATTCCAGCATTAAACGAATTTCAATATATATACTTTGTTGGAGATACTGCTTTTTCAGATAAAAAGGTTAATGACTATAGTGTAGTTAGTACATACGGTATAAAAGCAGATAAGTTATATTTAATTGATGTTGCAAGAGAAAAGATAGAGAGTATTGATTTACCTAAAAAGATTGATGATATATGCTCTAAATATAAAGGCTACAAGCAAGATTATACTTGGATTGAGCCTAAGGCATCGGGTCAAACAATTATTCAAGCATTAAGAAAGTATTCAAACAATGTTAAGATTCCAAGTGAAGAGGATATTAAGGAGCATATGAAAAGGCTTGTTAATAAAACTGAACGAGCTAGGGATTGTATGGGTTGGATTGACAAAGACAGTAAAAATGTTATAATAAGTAATAAGATAAGTTGTTTAAAAGAAATTAAAAGCGAACTACTAAACTTCCCAGCTTCTGCAAACGATGACTTTGTAGATACTTTTATAGATGGGATAAACTTATTTGCAAAATATTATAAACATAAAAAGTAGACTATGCTAAGGCATTAGATATTAGACGAGGAATGGGTTTTTAAATGTTAAAGAAATTTATAGATAAAAGAGTAATGGCTGTCGCTGATAGCTATTTTGGGCTTTCTGAAAGAGCCAATAGTGTAAGGAATAACTTTGACACTAAAAATGTAGTAAATGCAGACAATGTGTTTTTTGCTAGCAGTCGTAGAGTAAGCACACAGGAGATGGAGAACATCTACCTTGCTAATCCATTTGTAAACGAATGTATAACAAGAACTATAGAGGATATTTACAAGAATGACTTGAATGTTATTCTGCCTAAAGGTAAAGAAAACCAAACAGATGAGTTTTACAATTACTTTTGGGAACAACAACAAGAGAATTTAAAAAAGAATACATTTGATTTAATAGTTTATGGTGGTTCGTTAAATGCTAAGTATGACTTAACACAAAACCCTATGGAAGATTATGAGTATTCTAAAGATACAGAAATTGTATATATTCCTTACTCACAGTATCAAGGTACGCCAAACATGAAATTTGGTACTATTATTTCAGGTGCTAAGTATTGGAATATCGGAACACTAGGCTCAGTTGATAAGTCTTTTGCAGTAAACTTTACTAACTTACCAGTTCCATACTCAAAACAAGAGCAGTATAAATACCAAGGCATGGGTATTATTGAAAGTAAGCTAGTGTTAATTAAGCTTGCTATGGTTATTCTTGATAGTTTAGCTAACTGTACATTTAGAAACGGTGCTTTAGCTATTAAGGTTAAGGGTAATTTTGACACTATGCAATCAGCAGATAGAGATAAGCTAGTACAATTCTACTCTAACTTAAAGCTGATTAATGAGGGTTTAAACTCTACAGCTATGGTAAACATTGATACAAGCGAAGAAGTAACAACTATTGAGTTTGATTTATCTAAATATGATGATATTTTAAACACAGCAGTTCAGTTCTTATGTGGTTTGTTTGGTTATAGTGCTTCATCTATCCTAGGAGCTAGTCCTAAAGGCTTTAATGCGACAGGAGAGAGCGACAAGGCTATGAACGCTGAAAACATTAAACGCTATCAACATAGATTATATGCACCTATTAAAGAGATGATGAAAATAGAAGCTTTTAAATTCTTTGGCGAAGAAGTAGATGTTGATTTTGAATTTAACAACCCTATTATGATGAGTAGAGCAGAAGAAGCAGAAGTACAACAAATTGAAATAAGCAATGCTTTAAACTTACAAAATGTACAATCTTTAGAGTCTTTAGATTATCTATATCAAAGAGATGTTATTTCAGCAGAAGAGTACGAACGCGAAAAACAAGACATTAACGAGTTTAATGAGGATTTAGAGAATGACGGTTAAGGTAAACGCACCTAAACATCCTGATATGCTTGAAATTAAGCTGTATAAAATGCTTAATGCTTACAGAAAGGCTATATATAAAGTATTCAATGATAATATTGATTTAAAAGCCTTTTCTGATGCCGAAACAAAAGAAAGTCAAATAAGCGACTTTGATAAAAAGGTTGATAAAGTAATTAATAAGGCAGGTGGTATCTCGGCAGTATCACACAAGCAGATGTATAGTTATTATAACAAAGCTTTAGAGCTGTCAGTAAACCAAGCCAATTTTGCAGTTGATTTACAGCAATATTACTATGGCGATAAAACAATGCTTAAGTTCTTACAAGACAATACAACAGATTATATTACTAAGTATGGCGAAGATATATCACTTTGGCTAAAAGATGAAATAAGAACTAATTATTTGCAAGGTGGTTCATATACTAATCTAGTTAAGCAGATAAAAGAGAGAATACCAGTTGATACAAGAAAGGCTAAAACAATAGCTAGAAATGAAACAGGTACTTTTGTTGGTACAATGAATAAAAAGCGAGCTGATGATTTGGGTATAGAAGACGGCGAGTGGATTGCAGTTGGAGATAGTAGAACAAGACAAAGCCATAAAAAAGCAAACGGTAAACAATTTAAGATAGAGCAGGGATTAAAAATAGACGGAGAGTTTACACAACCAGCTTTACCAATAAATTGTAGGTGTAGCTTAAAGTGGGTTATTCCAGAGTAGTTTGACAAAGTTAAATAAAAAATATATAATTATTAAAGAAAGGTAAGAAACTAATGTATATTCAAGATAAAGCTGAAATTAATTTAGAAACAAAACAGGTTGTTTTAGCTCGTGATGGTATTTATCGCTATTTAGGTAGTGAGTTAGGTATCGCAGGAGATAACACTATTTATAATGTTAAAAGAACGACAGAGTCTGTTTTAAAGATTGCAGATGATATTAATAAACTTGGTGTGTTACCAATCACAATTGAGCACCCTAAAAGCTTTTTAGATTTAAAGAATGATAAGAGTTTTAAAAAAGGTGGTGTCGGTAATTGTTACACTAATGTCGTTGACGGCGTTAATGTGGTATGTGGACATATTGTTTCAATGAATGATGATGTTAGAGAGCTTTTAAATAAAGGTCGTGAAGTATCATTAGGTTCATTAGCTGAAATTACTAAAGTAGAAGATAAAGACTATGATTTTGAAATGAATGTTACAGGTGTTAATCATTTGGCGTTATTAGAAAACAAGGGTAGGTGTGGTAATATATGCTCAATAACAGATGGTTTAACAGAAAAAGAATATTTGATTGAGGAGCTTTTAAAAATGAAAGAAGAATCAAAAAAAGAATTTGCACTTTCTGATGTTGAAATGATTAACAGCAGAATGAGCAAGCTTGAGGATATGGTAAAGTCTATATCTGAAAAGCAAGAGGCGATGAAAGTTGCTGACGAAGAAGTAAAAGAAGAAGAGAAAGAAGCAGAAGAAAAGTCTGATGTTGAAGCTCAAGATTCTTTAAATGAACAATTAAAACAGGCTACAGCTGATGGTTTAGACAAAGGCAAGGACATTGCTATTGCTCACTATAAAACAGCTATGAAATTCGTTGATGCAGGTTTAATGGAAGCTAAAGAGCTACTTGATAACCTACCTTGTGAAATGGTTGACGCTAAATTAAAAGAAATGTTTGATTTAGATTCAGTTGAGGCAGAAGAAAGAAACGGATTAATCGCAGTTGCTTTAAAAACAAAGACACAATCTAAATTTAAAGATGCTTGGAACTTTGGTAAGGCAGTAGAAGAAAAGTCTGAAGAAAACAAAAACACATCTAAAAAACAATTTAGTATTTTTAGATAAATAGGAGAATAAGAAAATGGCATTATTTAACAGTGCAAACGTATTAGAAAAATTAAACGCAGGTGTTTATGCTCCATTAGCAGGAATCGCAAAGCCAATGGTAGAGCCTGTTACGGATATTGACCCAGCATTAGAAGCAGGTCAAGGTATCGCAGTAAGTGCTACAGGCGTTGCAACATTAGCAACAGACAATGCAACTCACGTTGTAGTAGGTTCAAACCTAGGTCTAATAAATGGTACATATAAAGTAATCGATGCTACAAACATTCCAGCAGTTGCTTTAGGTCAGGCATTAGTTGATGTTAAAGTTAAAGCAGGCGAAGTTCTAGTTAAAGGCGACGAAGTTGCATTTGCAGCAGGTTTACTTGTAAAAGCTACAGCAGAAACACAAAAATTTATTGTTGAAGATGTTGAGTCAATTGATTCAGTTATCACAGCAAGAATTAAATTTAAATAAAGGGTAGAATAAAATGAATTTAAATCAATCACAAAAGAACTTTATCGCTTCACTTTCAAAAGGTGTAAACAGAGCTATTATTGATTCAGGGTTAGAAGTTGCTAAAAGACCTCTAACATTTGAAGATATGGAAGTTGTATCTAAACTAGGTATTGAAGTTTCAGATGAAGACAGAACTATTACTGATAACATGCCGTATGTTGAGTATGAACTAGTTAAAGTTTCTCAAAGAATCTTTGAAAGACCTATCGCTAACCAACCATTTACAGAAGTTATTTCAGCAGATGGCGAAGGCTCAACAGACTCAGCAGTTGTTTACAAGTTTGTAGACTATAAAGGTGGCTTTACTCTAAACACAGATAAAGGTGCATCAAACTCAATCGTTTCTAACAGTCATGGTTCAGAGTCTTATACTAAGAGATACTTATCAGCTTACTTAGAAGATGTTTCATTATATGAAATCGCAGTTGCTTTAGCTAAAGGTTTAGACCTTAACTCAAGAATGCTAAGAGCTTTATATGTGGCATACGAAAAAACAGTGAATAAAATCATTTTTGATGGTACAGACACAGCAAACGAAACAGTTGGTAAATTTGCACTAAACACAGTTGCAGGCGATACAGTAACATCAGCTACTGATACATGGCAAAACCTAGTGAATGCAGGTACATCAATCGGCATTTATAAAGACTTAGCTACTAAAATTGCATCAATGGAAGAAGCAGGCGAGTTAAACGACGGTGTATTTACTCCAGATACTTTAGTATTACCAGTTAAACAATTCGGTCTACTAAGACAACTTATGGATAACTCAGGTTACTTCAAAGGTTCAATTAGAGAATACCTAGAAACAATGCTTGGTCTTAAAATTGTATCATATGCAGGTCTAAAAGGTGCAGGTGCGGCAGGTGTTGACAGAGCTATCTTAATGAACTCATCAATGGAAAACGTATTCTATGGTTTACCAAACCCATTAGCAGTATACGAAGATCAAAAGTTTGATGTAAACAGTAAAAAATCTGTATTCCAAACAACTGGTTTAATTGTTGTTAACTCAGGTGCTATTTCAGCAATTGACAATATTTAATATTATATAAATTAAGAGTAGCTTATGCTACTCTTTTTTATTGACTGTATCATATATATGTGATAAATTAATTATAAGAACACATTTCGAGGATGTGATTTTAAATGAGTCTAGACCTCGAATCTAGGCTCTTTTTATATTCGAGGTATAAAAATGAAAAAAATAAATTTAAAAGATATTATAAATATAAAACACGGTAGATTAACCCCATTCAGAGAAGTTGAGGAGCATTTATCTCCATCTGGTGGTATTTCAAGAATGTTTTATTGTTTATGTGATTGTGGAAATTATAGAAATGTAGCTTTAAGTGATTTAAGAAGAAAAGGAATTAAAAGTTGTGGATGTTATAACAAAGAGCAGTTAAAAAAATCTGTAACATCTCATGGTTTATCTAATACTAGAATTTATAATATATATAAAAAAATAATTATCAGGTGTAATAAAGAAAATTCGAAATATTATAAAAACTATGGTCAGAGAGGCATTAAAGTTTGTAAAGAATGGTTATGCGACAAAGGTCTTCAAAATTTTTACAATTGGTCTATTAATAATGGATACAATGATAATCTTTCTATCGATAGGATAAATAACGATGACGGTTACAGCCCTGAAAATTGCAGATGGGCAACAAGAGTAGTTCAAAACTGCAACCAAAGAAAAAGAAAAGATAATAGTAGCTGGTATACTGGTATTGGATATGTAGAAAAAATAAATAAATACTCTAGTAGAATATCTGTAAATGGGAAAAGGATTGTCATAGGATATTTCAAAACCAAAAAAGAGGCTTTAGAGGCAAGAAATGATTATATTGTAAATAATAATCTTATCCATAAATTGCAAAAATATGTTAAGAATTAAATAATTATAGCAGTCTTTATGACTGTTATTTTTGTTGTGTTGATAATATTTTAATAAAGTGTTATAATGATATATTATATAAACAGGAGAATTAATATGAAATTTAAAGCGTTAAAAGACTTAGCTTTTCCTAAGTTCGATATTAAAGTAAAAAAAGGCGAGATGTTAGACTTAACAGATGAGCAGTTCACAGAAGTTAAAATATTTTATCAAATATTATTTAAAGAAGTTAAGGCAGAAGTTGTAGAAGAACCTAAGCCAAAGAAAAAGGCTAAGAAAGCAAAATAAAGGGTTAATAAATGGCAAATAATACAGATAACTATGTAAGGCTTAATTATTCAAGCACAAGATATTTAGATGATTTTATGTTTAATTCAGACTCTTTAAGTGCAAGCGAGCTAGCTACATTAATAGCAGACAAGAAAACAGAAGTTATAACTAATGCTAGTGATAATGAGCAAGTATATAAAATATGGTATAATTTATATAATTTTGTACCTGATTGGATACTATCTCAATTATACGATGAAATTGTGGCAATGCCTAAAAATGGAGCTATGAAGTGTTTTCTTGATAGTCCTGTGTTTGGTAGTTTAATGATGACTAAGTTATTAGTTGGCACATTAGAGGCTTACAATATCCAAGACTACAAAGAAGCTATATTAGCAGGCGATGATGTTATATTACAGCCTAAGGCTTTATCAAGAACAGCAGGTTCAAAATCAATTGGGGACATGTCTATTAGCTTTGAGAGTGAAAGACTTGGTATTGATATTTCTACACCGTTTGAGCAGTATTTATCTACTTTACCTAACGGCATTGAGATACTAGAGTTTTATAAAAACTGTTTACATAGTCAACCAAGAATGGGTATAGTATAATGGATAGAATGATAGACCAATTTGTTAATGATAGATTCTTTAATGATTTAGCTGATAAGGTGTATTTAATTAAAGTTGAAGTTGTTAATAACTTAGGTAAGCTTGAAAGGGCGTATACTAGAGATGGCGAGATAGTAAAAAAGGTTATTAGACCTTTAACAGCTATGCAAAGACAGCAATATTCAGTTGATGCAGATGTTATGTTAAACTTAACTAATAAGCTTGATTTTTACGGTTCTAATAATACAACTGATATTATAGAGTGGAAAAATAAGTATTATAAAGTTGTTGATGAGTATGATAGAGAAAATAACAACGGTTATGCTTATAGATACTTCTTGAAATACTTAAACAAGGATGAGCTTATAAATGGCGAACTATCGAACTAATGACCTAAAACAGCTTGGTAATGTTATGGCTAAAAAATACAAGAAGACTTAGCGAAACTATCGCAAGTTGGGGATTTTACTATAGCTTATGGTGTACCTAAGGGACAGACAGAAGACGGACAGCAGATAGAAGAGATCGCAATAGCAAATAACTATGGTGTATTAAGTCAAAATATACCAGCTAGACCCTTTTTAAGCACTGTTAAGACCAACTACAGCCAAAGAATACATAAAGACATTAAAGGGTCTTTAAACAAGTCTAAGAGTTTAGCTATATCTAATGAGCAAGTTTCTAAACAAGATGTAATGCAGTTGTTAGAAGTTAATTTAGCATTACCATTAGAAAATTATACAAGAGATAATCTTTTAACTGGGGACTGGGTAGAGAATAAACAAGCAACCATTAAAAGAAAAGGTAGTTCTAAGCCATTAGTGGATAAAGGGCAGTTAAGTCAATCAATAAAAGGAATAGTAGTAGAAAAATGATAAATGATAACTTATTTAATAGTTTAGATGCTATTTTTGATAAATCACTAGTGAATATATTAGAAGCTAATCAAGCTTTTGTGTATGGTAATGATAAAAACCCACTAGAAACATCTAATAAGCCTTTAATAACATATTTAGAAACAGCTAAAAAGCCTATTCAAAGG